ATTACCACCGTTTGTACCGATGCCATAAGCATCGCTGCCTTTTGATGTAATGTTCCCCGCAAACGTAAGGATGCTGTCAGGCGAACTCGTCCCAATCCCCAAATTCCCACTCGCATCCAGCGTCATTGCCTGAGTGAAGGTGATAGCGTTACCTGCGGTGCCGGAGGGGGCGGTGTTGAAGCGGTGTTCTCCGGCTGCTTGCACATATTTGGATGCCACATCGGTATTTATGTATCGCTCTGCCCCGCCAGAGTCTATATACATATTGTTTGTGACATAGGTTCGGCGGTCTGATGCGCCTACATCAAGGCCGACAAAAGCCGCCGACGCGCCTAACTGAATTGCTTTTGCGCCGTACGCGGTAAGCCACGCACTCGGCGTAACCCCCAAGCCGAGGTTGCCGGAGGTTGAGAGATACATTTTTGTATCCCCGCCAGTCTCATCTCTAACAACCCAGTTGTTAGAAGCATCTATACCCATCACCCAACTTTGTGATGATCGAGTAGCAATAAATTGGTTGTAGCTGGCTACATTTGCGCGTACAGCCCCACTGACATCCAGCTTCGCCCCCGGCGAACTCGTCCCAATCCCTACGTTCGTTCCGTCAAATACAAAATCACTACCACTTGTAGCAACCTTGCTTCCGTTGAGATAGAGGACACCGTTTGCTGTTCCACCACTCAGCGTAACCGCTCCGCTCGCTGCGAGTGTGGTGAACGCGCCTGATGCCGGTGTCGTTGCACCGACAGTTCCGTTGAGTGGGCCAGAAAAGCTATATCCGTTCGCATCTAAAATTCCGCCAAGTTGAGGACTTGTATCCTCAACAACATTCTGTAAAGCAGAGTTAGCCAATGCACCCTGTGCAGAAGTTGCAGCGCCTACATCGGAAGCCGTCAAGTTTACAGCTCCCGTATAACTGTTTACACTGGTTACAAGGTTTGTTTGATCTAATTTTTGCCAAACAGTACCGTTAAAGAGCAGCCAATCTCCTACCTGCCAATCACTAACTCCGTCCAAATTAGTAGTTCCTGCAACAGAAACTATATAGTAATAACCATTAGTTCCAGTTCCAGAAGCAAGACTTGGGGTATTAGTCGATGCGTTCCACGTTCCTTGATACGACAAACCACCAACAGCAAGACCCCAAGACAAACTTGTTCCATTGGTAGTTAAAAACTTACCAGCGTTACCTGTTTGACTTGGAATTAAAGAGTCAATTTGCGACTGAAGGCTTGCAAGAGTATCAATAACCTCTTGGCTGGTACCTCCACCATTTGTGATTACTTTAATCTTTTCCGCAATATCAGGAGCAACAACTTCTCCAACATTGATTTCTTTTCCAGTAGACAGATGAATAATCAAGCTACCATCAAAATCAATGTGAGCATCTACTACAGAAACACCATCTTGACCATCAACACCATCTAAACCAGGACGACCATCCTTCCCGTCTTTACCCGCTTTCCCATCTTTGCCTGGCTTGCCATCTTTACCATCACGGCCATCTTTACCATTAATACCGTCTTTACCGTCTTTGATGCTGGTAATGCGTTTTTCTAATTGAGAACCAATATCATCATACTTCTCAACTATGTCTTGCTCAATTTTTTTCAGAGCTTGAACGATAAGCTGCACGTTTTCTGCAACCTTTTTACGCTGCATTTCACGCACTTCTGAAACAGAATTGTTTACAGCGCCAAATACATTATCAGCAACACTATCAATGGAGTTGCTATCAAAGATTTTATCTATTTCCATTTAAAGCTCCAGAAAGTTGCTTGATAAACTCATCTTCCATTTCAATTACACTGTCTTTTGCTTTTGACATTTGTAATTCAACAATTTTAGATTTGTTTTTAATATCTGCTTCTTTTAGCATCAATTCCGCTACCTTTACGCGCTTATCAAACTCTTTTGACGCAAGATCATCAGATGTCGGTAAGTTCTTCGTAACAGCAGACAGTGTTTTTGCTTCAATTTCCTTAGGCATGAGTTGAGCTTCAACGGCAAGTTTTGTTGCCTCTGCCCGATTCTGCTCTGCTTGGGTTGTATTAACAGCAATCTGTGCTTGAGCGGCTTGTAGAGCAAGCTGTTCTTTAGCCATCTGAAGTTGTTGCATCTCAGGATTGGGTTGAGACATCTTATCCAGCATGTCAATAAGCTCGTACCGATTAGACAGACTAGAGTTAGCAAGAACTCCTTTAAGAATAACAGGAAGAACTGGAGTGTTAGGCCCAAGCGTCTGTAAAAGAGAGATAAACTGTTGTTGTTCGTATTCCCTTGCGATAATCCCAAGAGTCGCGGTAGGAATGAACTTCATGTCTACAGAAGGATACCGTTCAGGGTCAAACTGCATGTAACGGTATGCTGCTTTCTTGATAAACGGAATCAAGAAATCTTCTTGGAAGTTTACTAGCGTCCGCTTGTATTTCTTGATGATAGTAGCAACAGCAAGAGACATATTCCCATCTCTTGATGCTTGAGAAACCATGCCTTGAGAATCCAAAGTACCAGTTGCTTGCAAAAGCATACGCTCAAAGTCTTTTGCAGTATTCAGACTGTTGGGGTCTGTGTTGCCAAACTTGAACGGATAGAGAATCTCACCAGGAGCGCCATTGGTTAAAATAGCTTTCCCAGGTTTTACCTCAAACTTCATGCCCCTCGGAAGGCGCGTTGCGTCCATCGCAATCATCGGAGAGGTCGTTAATGCTAACGAATCAAGATGGCTACGAACTTGTGCATCAATAGCCTTCTGCATGTTGTATGCTTTTTCAATCGTTCCTCGACCAAGCAAACGATTAGGTACAGTATCGTCTTGATAAGCAATAACAGGACGATCTTTCATCATGTACGGAGATTGTTCTGCTTTTAATAATACTCCGTCATTTGCGATAACAATGATCGCTTCTACAAGATTCTCGTATTCGTCTTGAATCGAGTCTTCAGGGAATAAATCTACTTCTTCTTCGTTGCTGGTTAAGAGTTCTTTGGGAACTAAACCGTAGTACGTTAAGAGTTTAACCTTATCATCTCGATACTGGACTAACTCTTGAGTCGGTTCTAATCGCGTATCTTCAGGAGCAGTGCCAATATCTACTTTTTTGTAGAATCCTTCTTCTTGGCCTTTGACGACTTTGTGGATAGATACGTACTTTTCAATCGCAACGCCTAAGCAGTCGTCAATTGAAGTCCCATTGGGGTCGAAAAGAAAGTTTTTAGGATTGACAGGTACGATCCGAACAGAAACCCGATCTTTTTCTACTACACCAATGGCTGCTTGCTGTTGACCAGGGATGGGTTGGGTGGAAGGTTCAAAGATTTTATCCGTTGTTACGATAATCTCACCGATACCCGTACCGTAAATCTCAGCCATTAACTCAATCTGGTCAATAGACTTACGGATTTTGTCTAGCTTGAAGTCTTCCATGAGTTGAGACTTGATAAGCTCAACATCAATCGGGTTTTGATTTACGTCTCGAAGGTCGTCTTTAATGTCAAAGAAATCTCCTTGACCAAAGATTGCCTCCATAATCTCAGCATGACGGGTTTCGACTGCTTGTTGGGCAGCAGGAGTGACTAATCGGCTCCTCTCTGATTCCCTGGTTCTGTCTTCTACAGTCCACTCACCACGGAAAATACGCTCGTATTCTTCCCAAAGCGTTAAATAGTTTGAATTTCGATAATCTCGCCACTTATCACAGTGATTTACAACAAACTCGACTAACTCACGATCTTCGTTAGTAGGTTCTTCAAAGTTTTCCATAATTAGACACCCGAAATAACATCAATAGGTTGCCACTCATCTGTAGATTCGTCTTCAAAGTAAGAAGTGACCGCTAATTGATCCATATACGATAAAGCATCAGGTAAGTCGTCGTGTACACCCTTCGATGGAAACATTAAAAGCTGGTCTACAAACTCATCAAAGTCTTCTTCTTCGTTTAAAACAATCTTTCCGTGTTCAAATCGTCCTTGTAACGCCCAAATAACCCTGTCAGTCTTCTTTTTATTGCCGTGAGTTAAGTCTTCAATATGACAGTAAACGTTATATTTCCTCATTAAATCGCTTAAATACGGCAAAACTGCGTTCTTTAACGCGCCTCTTTCTATGCCTACATTTATAGGCTTATAGTCTCTCACACACTTCAAAATGTTGAAAGCCGTTTCTTTAATATCCCATCTTCCATGTTCTATCTTTTTAACAAACCAAACACCGTCTTCAGTTACTTTAACGACAGCTATGGCAGTTTCGTCTAACTTCTTATTACTTCCAGAAGATTTAGCTACATCCTCAAATCCAGCCAAATCACAAGTCACATAGTAACTTCCAAAATCAGGCTCTTTACCGTACTTTATCCAGTTCTCTTTAAATATATCGCTTCCAGCGTTATCAAAAGACGCCATGTACTCCTGTTTAAACGCAAAAGAACTTAATGTTTTCTTTGCTGCTTCAATCTCTTGCGGGTCTATTAAAGGATTGTCTTTGGTAGTAAAGTGCCAAGACTTCCATTCTTCGTCTTTCCCACTTTGGCCTAAGTTAAACAAATCATAAAACCAATTCCTGCCCTTAGGAGTACCAATAAATATCGCCCTACCTCTTTTATCACTTAAAGAAGCCCTTATAACCTGCTCCCAAGCCTCAGGCTTAATATCAGCAACCTCGTCTAATACAGCGTACGTTAAAGAAACTCCCCTTAAAGTATCCGGTCTGTCAGCACCGCGAACGTAAATCATCGCCCCGTTTATTAAAGTAATGTCCATATTGTTAATATGGCTACCTTGAATAACCTCCCTGCCGATCTCAAGCAAAACATTCCAGATAATCTGTCTGGCTTGGCCGTTAGTAGGCGCTACGTATAAAACCGCACTCCCAGGCGGACACCTTAATCCTTCAATCAATAAAGTAGTCGCAGCTAAACGAGACTTACCACACCTCCTGCCAGCAGCAATTACCTTAAACCTAGTCTTGTCCTGAAAGACCTCTTTTTGCCACGGTAAAAGACTAAAGTTTAGATCAGCCATTATATTGTGCAGCCATAATGATATTTTCTTTTAGCTATCAAATATGCCTTTCTTGCATCTTCTATTTTTTCAAATGTCCCCAAATGAATTTCTTTTCCATCAACAACTATTCTTGATCTGTAAGGTTTTAATCCAGAACCTTTATTTTGAACACTAACCCCTAAAACACCTAATTTATTTGAAGCCTTTGCTTTTTTAATGTTTTCAACGTTATGTTTTTGATGTAATTCTCTTAAATTTGCAATTGAATTATTTGTTTTAATTCCATCAATATGATCTATATTTTTAGATGGAACAACGCCATAAACATACAACCATGCTAATCTATGAGCTAAATAAATTTTATTTTTAATGCTTATTTGTAAATATCCCGCCGGAGTTAAAACTCCAGTAACATCGCCAACCTTATATTTCAACTTTGGATGCGTCTTTAACCTAGTAAAAACTCCAGTTTTTTCGTTATAACTTACTTCACTTTTTAAAATATCAATAGATGGATATTGCATGACATTTTCTCCAGTTTACTATTTTTTCATAGTATACTGGGCATCCTCAATATCAGCAACAGGCTTTTCATTGTTTATATCAACATCACCAATTCCTGTAATTCTGATAGTCACCGCACTCCTCTGACCCTTCTCCTTCTCAAACAAACTCACAGGCAATAATCTATCCATACATATCTTAATCATCGCACCTTGATGAGGGTGTTCATCGTTCATAGCTATCTCTAAAGCCTTCTCTACTACATCCTTCCCCCTAGAACTAATCAATAAACCTTTTAG